ATGCTGAAGCAACAAAACTTAGAGTTTGGCTTTCAACCATATATAGCACCACGTACAAAGGCTTTTAAGGGGGTATACAGACCCTATTCTTTATATGAGCTACCCAAACTAGCTAGACATATAATGGACAGTGCTGACTTATCTAAGGAGCTTAGACTTTCAGACTTACGTAGGACAGGCACAGTTGAAATGGTAGATGCAGGGGTATCAATGGGTAATATTATGTCGGTTACAGGTCATGCAAACCCACAATCAGTAAAACCCTACATGAAGAACACACTTAAAAGTGCAAGCCTAGCCTTGAATACAAGAAGGGGGTTGACGGATTAAAAACCCCATGTTACAAGGCATTGTAATTGCCCACAGGAATATATATATAATAACATTTATAATGAAAGGTATATAGTATGATTAATATTAGAGAATATGTAATAGACTTAGATATCAGTAATGGAGATTCTAAAAGAATGAATTGTCCTATCTGTAATGGGTATAAAACATTCACTGTTACAAATAATATGGGCAAGGTCTTGTGGAATTGCTACAAGGTTACGTGTAGTCTGAGTGGTAGTAGTAAGGTTAGACTGTCCGTTGATGATATTAAGCACACTATACAAAAGAGAAAAGATGATACACCCTTTGTGTTACCTGAGTATGTTGTACCTCATAGAGAAAGATGGGAGACACTTACCTTCTGTACTAAGTGGAGTATAGATGCTGATGCAGTTAACTTACACTATGATGTAAAAGAAAAACGTGTGGTGTTTCCTGTAGAAGATAGAGGTACTATCCTTGATGCAGTCGGTAGGTCGATTACAAATAGGATACCCAAGTGGAAACGATATGGAAAAAGTGACTTGCCTTTTACTTATGGCTATGGTAATGTCGCAGTTGTTGTTGAGGATTGTGTCAGTGCATCAGTAATTGGTAGTGATATATATGTTGGGGTAGCTGTGTTAGGTACGTCATTATCAGAAGCACACAAGAAATATATGACACGATTCTCAACAGCCATAGTAGCATTAGACCCTGATGCTTTACCCAAGACATTATCTTTTGCTAAAGAATTAAAGGCATACGTAAAAGATGTACGTGTGTTGATGTTAAAAGATGACTTGAAATATTATAACGAAGAAGATATAGATAATTTACATAATTTAACCCCAAAGGAGATACTAACATGGAATTAGCATTACTAAGAAGTTTAATGAGTAAGGAGTTTTATTCAGAGCATAGAGGAGCTAAGTGTCCTGACAGACTATTTAGCAAGGATGCTCGTAAAATAAAGAACGCAATAGATTCAGCAATGGATAGGTATGAACGAACTGTTACACCTGACGAGATTGAAGCATTGTTTATGGCGAACAACCCAACCCTGACTACTGCACAGAAACAGGCATACTCGTCACTGTTTGCTCAGGTAAAGAAAGAGACACCTTTGGGTAGTGACATAGCACAAGAGGTGTTATCAAAACTATTCCAACAGGTTGTAGGAGAAGACGTTGCCAACTTAGGCTTTGAGTATGTCAATGGTTCACAGACTAGTCTTGAGCCTTTAAGACGTTTGATTGAGCAACATAATGATGACTTCACACCTGACTTGAATGTAGAATGGGATGACATGTCTATAGAAACATTGTTAGCTAAGAACGACTTAGAAGCTAGATGGCATTTCAATATACCTGCACTTACTAGACAAGTGAGTGGTGTTAATGCAGGACACTTGATTGAGATAGGTGCAAGACCTAATACAGGTAAGACATCTTTCCATGCAAGTATGATTGCTGGACCTCAAGGTTTGGCTCATCAGGGTGCTAACTGTATTGTCTTGTGTAACGAGGAAGGTAGTCATAGGGTAGGTGCTAGATATCTAACTGCTTCTACAGGTATGACCATGCAAGAGATAAAGGCTAACCCTAGTAAGGCTAGAGACTTGTATGCACCTATCAGAGATAAAATAAAAATAAAGGATGCTTCCAATCGAGACATGTCATGGGTTGAGAGTGTATGTAAATCTTATAAGCCTGATGTAGTGATACTAGATATGGGAGATAAGTTTGCTAGGACAGGTGGTTTTGCTAGAACAGATGAAGCCTTAAAAGCTAATGCTATCCATGCTCGTATGATTGCCAAGCAACATGAGTGTGCAGTGTTCTATATGTCACAGTTAAGTGCTGATGCTGAAGGTAAGGTTATACTGAACCAAGCTATGATGGAAGGCTCACGTACAGGAAAGGCAGCAGAAGCTGACTTGATGATACTGATTGCTAAGAATCCACCTAAGCAAGAAACTAATAACGTAGATCAGCCAGAAGACTTGCAAAGACATCTTAATGTTGTTAAGAATAAACTAACAGGGTGGCATGGTTCTAGAATCTGCACACTTAACTATAAAATAGGAAGGTATGAGGTATGACCAAACATTTAACATGCATCAAGTGTGATATAGAGCAACCTGTAACACAGTTTATTGCAATGCAGTCAGGGGAGATAAAGAGAACCTGTAAGTCTTGTAAGAATGGTCACAAGGCTATTATTAAAAAGTTAAGGAATGAGAATGAATACCCTAATGAAGATTATTGTTGTCCTATATGTGACAGAGACATAGCTGAGATGTCTAAACATGGGCAGGTAAGAATGAAGAATTGGGTATTAGATCACTGTCATAATACCAATACTTTTAGAGGGTGGATATGTCATCATTGTAATACAGGACTAGGTGGTTTTTCTGATTGTTTGACAAAACTAAAAAAAGCTGTTATCTATCTTACCAAACATAAGGAGATATTAAATGAAACTAACACTTGATGTAGAAAATACAGTCACCAAGAGGGGTGGCAAGATGCACCTTGATCCATTTGAGCCTACCAATAGGCTTGTTATGGTAGGTTGTCTAACAGACTCAGGCAAGGAGTACTTGTACAGAGACAAGTTTGATGGGGTACAAGAACTACTAGACGAAGCTACTATACTAATAGGACACAACATATCCTATGACTTGATGTGGTTGTGGGAATGTGGGTTTAAGTATGATGGTCCTGTCTTTGATACTATGTTGGCAGAGTACATTGTACAGAGAGGTATAAAGCAACCCTTATCTCTTGAAGCATGTGCTATGAGATATGACTTAGACACAAAGAAACAAGACACTCTTAAAGAGTACTTTAAAAAAGACATGGGTGTAGATGAGATACCACCTGAAGAATTGTCTGAGTACTTGTCTGCTGACCTACATGCAACACAGCAGTTGTCTGACACTTTATATAAGAAGTTACTTACGAAAGAGTATAGTGGACTTATGGAATCTGTACTACTTACTAATAAAGTCTCTACTATACTTGCCAAGATATATCAGAGAGGTTTTTCTGTAGACGTATCTAAGTTAGATGAGGTTAGAGTTGAGTTTGAGAAGGAGAAACAAGAGACAGAGAAACGATTACAGTCACAACTAGTAGAGCTTATGGGAGATACAACTGTAAACTTAAATAGCCCTGAGCAGATGTCTTGGGTTATATATAGTCGTAAGCCAAGAGATAAGTCTACATGGTTAAATAACTTCACTCCCTATATGAGTAAGCCTGACTTTAAGCATAGTTTAAACAGTTACTCAGATATAGTGTACAAAACTACAGCAGTTACATGTTCTGATTGTTATGGTACAGGTCATCTAAAGAAGATAAAGAAAGATGGCACTCCTTATATTAATCAGCCTAAGTGTTCTACCTGTAGTGGTGGGGGTTACTACTTCAAGCCTACTAATAAGATAGCAGGATTTAAATTCAATCCACCTACTGCAAAATGGGTTACTGCTAATGGCTTTAGTGTTAATAAAAACATGTTGTCTTTACTACAAAGTTCTGCTAGAAGAAATAATCAGATGCAAGCAGTACAGTTTTTATCTGACTTACAGAGGGTGTCAGCATTGGATACATACTTATCTTCTTTTGTTGAAGGGATTAGTACCTATGTAAAGCCTGACAATAAGTTACACGTAAGATTACTACAACACAGAACTTCAACAGGAAGATTTAGTGGAGCAGAACCTAACATGCAGAACATGCCTAGAGGTGGTACATTTCCTGTAAAGAAAGTGTTTGTTTCACGTTGGAAGGGTGGCAAGATACTTGAAGCTGACTTTGCTCAGTTAGAGTTCCGAGCTGCTGCATATTTATCACAGGATGAGGTCGCTATCAATGAAGTTGCTACAGGGTTTGACGTACATGCGTATACGTCTAAGGTTATTAGTGATGCTGGTCAGCCTACGACTAGACAAGAAGCTAAAGCACATACGTTTGCACCGTTGTATGGTGCAACAGGATATGGAAGAAGCAAGGCAGAAGCAGAATACTATGAACACTTCACAGAAAAGTATCAAGGAATCAAAGCTTGGCACTCCAGATTGGCTAAAGAAGCTTTAGAGAAACGTATGATAACTACACCATCAGGTAGACAGTTTGCCTTTCCTGATGTAGAGAGAAGAAGAAATGGATCAGTGAGTCACTTTACACAGATAAAGAATTATCCTGTACAAAGTTTCGCTACTGCTGACATCGTTCCACTTGTATTAATACATATGGACAACATGTTATCAGCACAGAAGTCTTGTATTGTTAATTCAGTCCATGACTCTGTGGTAATTGACATACATCCTGAAGAGGTACAGCAAGTGTTGTACGTCATCAAACAACTTAATACAGACTTACGAAAGATCATTGAGAGTCAATTTAAGATAGACTTCAATGTTCCTTTACTACTAGAAGCAAAGATAGGTGATAATTGGCTTGACACTAAAGATGTGGCATGATATAACTACAGAACTTAATTAAATAGAAAGGAAGTTAAATGACAGATATAGTAACACTAAATACGGATAACTACGCAAGTATGGCTAAAGCAATGGGTATTGCAGGAGAGGGTGGTAGCAAATCTAAAAAGAGTAATAATCTTAATAGGTTACGCATATGGCACTCAGCTATAATGGGTCAGGAAGAAATCAATGGCAAGATGAAGAATGTAGAAGTAGTAGATGGGGGAGCTTATCGACTTGAAGTAGTTGGTGAGGGTGACTCAACTTTTTACTACTCAAACGAAATAGTAATACGACCTTACATGCAAAGATTTATGTATAGAAGGTATCTTGCTAATATGAACCCAAAGCCAAACGAAAAGAAGGGTGAATACCATAGGACTATTATGGCAGATAATCTTAACATAGACTTGAAGGATGACACAGGTAAGTTTAACTGTGGTAAACCAGCAGGTTACATACAAGACTTTAAGGCATTACCACCTGAAATGCAGGATTTAATTAGGCAGATCAAACGAGTCAGAGTAGTATTTGGTGTGGTTGAGATGATTGATCCTGTAGATGCTAATGGTAATGATACTAAGATAAAAGAAGTACCTTTTATATGGGAGATTGATAATAAGGATGCCTATAAAATAGTAGGAGATCAATTCGCAGTATTCTCTAAGAAGGAACGACTACCTCTACAGCATAAGATTAAGTTTACTCAGAGTAAAGAGAATCCTTTGCCTAACGGTAGTTTCTTCTACACACCTGTATCTGTACCTGTGGATATGACTAAATCCTTTGACATAGGTGCTGAAGAGCAAACCTTGTTCTCTGACTTCATGGATTGGGTTAAGAACTTTAATGACTACATTTATAAGCAGTTTGATGAGAAGGCATATGCCAATCAAAAGGTATCGTCTGATGACGAGATTGAAACTGTTGAGCAATTTATAGATGTTGAATTAGATCAGGGAGTAGCATAATGAATCACCCTGCTGAACTGCTAGTGCATCAGTATATGTCTGATGCTGTTAATGGTAAGTCTACTATGTCCGAGGAAGTTATCGGACAGGTAGGCAACGATGTAATGGAAGCACTTAGAAAGCAGTTTGGTGGGGGAGTCAAACGTGGTGCATTTAGACTACGTATGTCCAACTTGGGCAGACCCACCTGCCAACTGTGGTTTGATAAGAACAAGCCTGAAGTAGCTTCCCCAAAGCCTAATAACTTTATGATGAATATGATGTTAGGAGACATTGTAGAAGCTGTATTTAAAGGTTTACTAAGAGGTGCAGGAGTTAAGTATGAAGAGCCTGAGCATGTAACACTAGAAGTTGGTGATACAAAGATAGCAGGAACTTATGACTTAGTTATAGATGGTGCAGTTGATGATGTGAAGTCAGCTTCAGGTTGGTCATATGATAATAAGTTCATTGACTTTTACACTGTTAAAATGGGTGATCCCTTTGGATACGTAGCCCAATTAATAGGTTATGCAAAAGCTGCTAAAAAGAAAGTAGGTGGTTGGTGGGTAATTAACAAAGCTAATGGTAAGTTTAAGTATGTATCTGCTAAGGAAGGTGATGTAGAAGATACTATGATAACCATTCAAAAAACTATTAATACAGTAAAAGCAAATAAATTTGAAAGGTGCTTTGAAGATTCAGCAGAAACATGGAGAACTAAACCTACAGGAAATAGAAGATTAGGTATTACTTGTGGCTTCTGTGACTACAAACACGCATGTTGGGAGAATCTAAAAGAACTACCATCTGTGATGTCAAAAGCTAAGATACCACCAACAGTATACTATACAAAACTAACAGAAGAGTATGCCTAAATGCCACCACATAAAGTAAGAAGAGAAGCTATAAAGTATGGGTATAGGAGTGGCTTAGAGCATAAGTTATCTGAATATCTTGACTCGCTTAAACATGAATATACGTATGAAAGCATCAAGATAGAATGGGAAGACTTAACTTATCGCACCTATACCCCTGACTTTATACTAAGTAATGGTATAATTGTTGAGACCAAGGGCAGATTTATAACAGCAGATAGAAAGAAACATCTCTGTATTAAGAAGCAACACCCTAGTCTTGACATTCGTTTTGTTTTCACTAATAGTAGAAGCAAGTTAAGCAAGGGTGCTAAATCTACGTATGCCCAATGGTGTATCAAACATGGCTTTAGGTACTACGATAGGATCATTCCTGAAGATTGGCTTAAAGAAAAAGGAAGTAACAAGCACCTTGAATTTGTTAAGTTCAATGGTACAAAAATAAGGAGATAAATATGCCACTAAAAAATAGACCACCTACATCTTTTTTCATAGAGATACAACCTAAAATGACAGATGAATCTACATGGGCAGGAGAGCTAGAAGTTAATATAATTACCTCTCACGACAATCCTATGAAAGAAGATAGCAAAGCACACATGCTACATCTATGTCAGCTTGTTGCTAGTACAGTAGCCTTAATGGAGAAACGACCTGCTTTAGTAGATGAGTTAGAAGACTTCTTAGAGGAAGAAGAAGAGTATTATGTTAAAAATGCAAGCACCAAAAAAGTAACTACCGAAGTTGAAGGTAATGTAATAAAATTAAACTTTGGTAAAGGTACAAGGCATTGACAATAAGCTACAACGAGTATATAAAAGACATGCGACACATCGAATACATGAACATGAGATCAGAAAAGGAGAACGCAATGGCAAAAGATGATATGGTAAACAGTCCTAAACACTACAATGAATCAGGTATTGAGTGTATAGATGCACTACAAGCTATGTTAGGTGATGGATTTGAAGCCTACTTACAAGGTAACATTGCTAAATACTTATGGAGATATAAGTATAAGAATGGTGTAGAAGACTTACGGAAAGCACAATGGTATTTAAATAAACTTATTGAGGTTTGTGATGATAAAAGTTAAGATAATGATGACTGTTGCTGTAGACCCTGAAGAGTATCCTATACCTGCTGATGGAAGAACAGGTGACGAAATAGAATCATACATTGTAGATGTGATGCATGAATTAGACGGTGTAACAATTAAAAATATAAAAAGTATAACTGAGGAGACAATAAAATGATAAGCAACTATTTACCAACGGACTATCAAAATTTCATAGCACTCTCTCGCTATGCAAGATGGAAAGAAGAAGAACAAAGAAGAGAGAATTGGGGAGAGACTATAGATAGATACTTTGACTATATGGAAGGTCATCTAAAAAATAATTATGGGTACAGCCTAACTAAAGCACTGAAGGAAAAGATGTCTACACAGATACTTAATTTAGGTGTTATGCCTAGTATGAGAGCATTGATGACAGCAGGTCCTGCTTTAGATAGATGTCATGTAGGTGGTTATAATTGTAGCTACATACCTGTAGATAGTCCTCGTTCTTTTGACGAGTGCATGTATATACTTATGTGTGGTACAGGTGTAGGTTTTTCTGTTGAAAGAGAAGTTGTAGATAAG